TGGTATGGTTCGCCATATGATTCTCAATTCTCTTCGCATGTATCGTGAGAGATTTTTTGATGAGTATGGTGAGCTAGTTATTTGCTATGACTCTAAACATTATTGGCGCAGAGATATTTTCCCCCAATATAAAGCAAGCCGCAAGAAGACTAGAGATTCATCCAGTCATGATTGGAATGATATCTTTGAGTTTCTAAATGCGTTCAAAGATGAGATGATTGAGTTTATGCCATATAAGGTATTGGAAGTTTATGGTGCAGAGGCAGATGATATCATCTACACTTTAACTCATGAATTTGAGACCGACAATGGAAAGACTTTAATCTTGTCTGGTGACAAGGATTTCATTCAGTTACAGAGATATAAAAATGTCACACAATATAGTCCAATCACCAAGAAATTTATTGATGGAATGGTGTGGAATGAATATCTAGATGAGCATATTCTAAGGGGAGATACCAGTGATGGTGTTCCTAATGTTCTTTCCCCAGACAATACCTTTGTAGACGGATTGCGCCAGAAACCTCTGGGTAAAAAGAAAATCCAATCGTGGGTTGAACACAACATTGAGGATGTGTTGCCTAATGATGAAGTGAAACGTAATTTCCAAAGAAACAAGAAGCTTATTGATCTAACAGAAGCTCCTCAAGAGCTATTTTCAGAGATAACAAAAACATGGAAAGAAGCAAAAACTAACCCTCGTAGTAAACTACTAAATTATTTTATACAAAACAGGTTGAGTGACCTAATGGATTGCATAGGAGATTTTTAATGCCCAATACATACACACCACTAGTATCTGAAATTCTAGAAAAACTTTCTAAGAAGAAAACAAAGAAACAAAAAGTTGACCATTTGATGGAACATAATTCGGCCTCTCTTCGCATGGTGATCAAGGCATCTTTTGACCCCCGTATTATTTGGGCACTTCCCGCTGGTGAAGTTCCATATACTCCAAATGATGCGCCAGAGGGAACAGAACATACCATGCTTGCTGCTGAAGCAAACAGGTTATATCATTATATTCAAGGTGGCAATAACGCTATTACTCAATCAAAAAGGGAGGCAATGTTTGTTCAACTCCTAGAAGGACTTCATAAGAATGAAGCTGAAGTCTTAGTTTCTGCAAAGGACAAGTCTCTGCATACAATGTATAAGGGATTGTCTGATAATGTAGTTAAAGAAGCTTTCAATTGGGATGACAACTATATGGTTGTTGAACATAATAGGCATGTATCAGTAGATGGACCAGCAAACATTACAAGCAGAGTTTAAAGAACTAGAATATGTTGCTGCCGACTTTCTAGAAAAGGAAGACTTTGAGTCAGCAGCTAAATGTTATAGACAGTTGATTGTAGATGACCCAGAAGATGCTAGGGCATACTATAATTTAGCAATCATACTGCACGACTTATCTAAGTTTGCAGAGTCATTTGCTTGCTATGAGCAATCAATAAAACTAGGATATCACAATCCTGCCAGAGCAAATTTGAACACTGGTATGAACTATCTTAAAATGGGAGACTTCAAAAGAGGATTTCATTATGTTGACTTGAAGTCAGATGGTGCGTGGAGACTAGGAAAAAACTTTGCTTTCAATCAAGAGAGGCTGTCTCACATTGAGTTGTGGGATGGTCAACCTCTTGAGGGTAAAACCATATTGATATATTGTGAGCAAGGATTTGGTGACAACATACAGTTCAGTCGATATGTATCAGAGGTGGCAAAATTGGATGGTAAGGTTGTATTCTCTTGCTACAAGGAACTTTATGGTATATTCAAAGATAGTCCTATTCTAAAAGATGTGGATGTTGTGGAAGGTGCTTTACAGGACATTTCAAACATAGACTTCAAAATTCCCCTGATGAGTCTTCCTAGAGTTCTGGAAGCTACCATCAAAAATATACCTCATGCTGATGGGTTCCTGTCAAAAACTTATCGTAAGGATTGGAACCTGTCTGGTGAGGGTATGAATGTAGCGTTGGTGTGGGAGTCGAGTGGACTTGATACTCGACGTTCTATACCCTTTGAAACGATACTACCTCTCTGTGAGCTTCCTAACGTCAATATGATAAGCATACAGAAGGGCACTGCTATGTTTGACTATAGACGCAATCCAGAAGCTAAAGACCTCTTACCAAGCGTTGGTGAGAGAATAAAAGACTTCTCTGATACAGCCGATATCCTGTCTCAGGTAGACTTATTGATATCGACAGATACTGCACCTATTCATATGGGTGGAGCATTAGGTATTCCAACGTGGGGGTTACTCCATTACTCAGCTGATTGGCGTTGGTTTAGAGAAAGAGATTATCCCGATACCAGTCCTTGGTACGAATCAGTGCGAATCTATCGTCAAAAAGAACCCGCAAGTTGGGGTGAAGTGGTAGAACGAGTAAAAATAGACCTAAAAAAAATGTCAAGTAACTGGAAATAAACGACTTTTTGGTGCATTATTTCCTTGACAATATCCCTTATATGTCGTATTATATGTATAGTGATGATGAACAAGGAAATAACGATGATTGGTCTTGAAGTTACAGGTGGTGTCAAGAAGGACAGAGAACTGGCCGAGGAGATTGTCTGGTTCTGTCTGGAGAAGATGTTGCCTCGCTACCGGGCACTGAACATCACTGTCTTGTTGACCAAGACATATGAACAGGGTGCCAGAGGGTTCTGTTATCAGGAAGAAGATGACCGTGACTTTGTGATTGAGGTTGATCATCGTTTGACAAAAGCAGAGGGCGTTGAAGAGTTCATCGACACGGTTTGTCATGAGATGATACATGTGAAACAGCACGCAACGAGAAAATTGATTGACCGTTTCCGTGGTGGTTACAAGAAGTTGTGGAAATGTCGGGATGGCAAATATCGGAACTATCTGAAGACTGCTTACGAAAGACAGCCTTGGGAGATAGAAGCGCATCGTGACAGTGGTAAATATATGAAAGAGTTCAAGAAGGAGTATTATGGTTATGAGTAAAATGGGAAACTATATAATGGATATCGAAGAGTTCTGTGATGGATACTTTTTCGGTGATGATGAGATCGACATTGATGAGATCGCTCTAGCTGCTGACAAAACTTTTCGGTCAACCATGGCGGGTGACTATGCTCGGCAATATCTCGAAACACAACTGGGAGAAATGTAATTACAGCATTAGATGAAATTGTAGCTATTGGTTTGATGTTTGTGGGTGCTACTACAGATATTGTTCCAAACGAAAAATCAATAGTTAATAATAATCAGCATGTTGAATGTCTTGCTATGAACATGTATCATGAAGCAAGAGATCAGGGCACGGCAGGGAAACTTGCTGTGTCTGCTGTTGTGATGAACAGAGTGAATGATGAGAGGTTTCCAAATACTGTGTGTGGAGTAGTCCTTCAAGCACAAATGAAAAAATCATGGAAAACTGGATTACCTATTCCTATTAGAAACAAGTGCCAGTTCAGTTGGTATTGTGATGGTAAACCAGATGATGTAAAAAATGAAGAATCTTACAAAAAGATACTTGACTTTGCTCGATTAATGATGCATAATGATATAAGATTCGTTGATATAACTGATGGTGCTACACATTACCATGCTGATTATGTCAGTCCATCTTGGGCAAAAACCAAGACGAGAACTACAGAGATTGGTGACCACATTTTTTATCGTTGGGAAAAGAAATGATTAAATTATACGATGAAAAGGGAAAAATGATTGAAGGTAATTGGAAGTTGTGTAAATCAATTGTGACTGATTATGACAAAGAGAATCCATTTGAACACACCACAATTGTGGAAGATACAGCAGAAAAACTTGTAAGAAAATATAATGTATCATATAATGATGTTGTGAAAACTGTGGAAAACTTATCAGGAGTATCGTTATAATGAAACATATTGAAATATCGTTAATGGAAAATGGTGAATTGTCTATTGATGGACAAACTAAGCCAGGTGGTAATCTTGATATCCGTGAGTTTGAAGATGGTGAGTGGGTAGGTGGTTGTTATGCCAGCTATGATAATCTTATAGAGAAGGTGAAAGAGGCATTAGAAGAATGACGTTTGATGAATACCAAGAGTTTGCGAAGACCACTGCTATCTATCCAGACAATGCCAAGGTAGTGTATCCAACACTAGGGTTGTCTGGTGAATCTGGTGAGGTCGCAGAGAAGGTGAAGAAGAATATCCGAAAGAGTAAGTTTGGTTCTTTCGAGTTCTATGGTAATGAACTTGATGACATTGCCAAGGAGCTTGGTGATGTTCTGTGGTATGTGTCAGCACTTGCAAGTGATATTGGATACTCACTAGAGGACATTGCTCAGATAAATATGGAGAAACTGAAATCTCGACAAGAGCGTAATAAAATTGAAGGTGAAGGTGATAACCGATGAATAATATGAATGAGAATATTGCGAGGTTTCATCTGGAGAGAGTTGGCAACCCTTCTTCAGAGAATGATATACAAAAATGGCTGTTGGATATTCAGCATCTTCCAGAGTGGCAGCAGGACAGTGTTGTTGAGGAATACTATATCTATAACCCCACCACCCAAGAGGCATTAGAAGTATGAACATTTTCTACCTAGACCGTGACCCTAAGATTGCCGCACAGATGATGTGTGACAAGCATGTGGTAAAGATGATACTAGAGAGCGCACAGATGCTCTCTACAGCGCATCGTGTGCTTGATGGTGATAAGTATGCTGAAAAGATGGGACTATACAAGTTGGCTCACAAGAACCATCCTAGCACCATTTGGGTGCGAACATCAAAGAAAAATTATTGGTGGTTGTGGAAGCACTATGATGCTCTAATGAACGAGTATACTTATCGTTATGGCAAAATACATGCGACATCCAGATTGCGTGATGCTCTATTCAAACCACCTACTAACATTGATGTTGATGCTCCTCTCACTGCTCCACCAC